CTTACCAACCCCGTTTTTGCCCTCGTTATTGGGGGGCCTGCTCTTGCGAACCCCCGCAATAACGCGGGACATCAAACGAGGTGACCTATGAAAATCGAATTCGACATCGACCAGATCCTGAAGCTGCTCAACGTGCTCGGCCTCCGCATCGAGTACCTGCGCACCATCGAGACCGACTGGGCAAAACGCGAAACGGAGGAGCTCAGGCTCCTTACGATGCGCCTGATGAGCCAGGTGCGGCAGCAGACCCCTTAGGCGGCGTCGGAGTGGCCGGCGGGCTTTGCCCGCCGGCCTGCGCAGCCGGGGGGCTTGCCGGGCCTGCTGGCTGGCTGGAGGGGGGCTTGGGCTTGGGCTTGGACAGCTGATGCTTCTCCGCCCAAGCAGGATCCTTGACCCGCTCGAGGAAAACGGCCGGGTCGTGGCTGCACTCACGACGCACCAAGGCAGGCAAAGAATCGAAAATCTCATCGGCACGACGCACGATGTCGAGAGACTCCTGGTAGGTCGGCATATCGGAAAGATCGCCGTACTGCGGCACGCGATCAGACCCGGGAGGAATCAAACCCTTCTTAATCTTGTTGACAATCGTATTGATATCACACTCAGCCTTAAAGCTTGACTTCGTCCGCCTCTCCTTCGGATCGAAAGTAATATCGGAAGTACCAACACGCTCTGAATACAAATCTCTAACCTTCATTAGTCGAGCTCCGTTCCGTAGATACCTTGTTGACGAATATGACGCTCCTCGCGAATCGTCTGCTGACGATCCTGACGACGCGTCCCCTGGATCATATTACGAATAGAAACAGCATCAGCTGCACCGCCAATCGCTCGAAGAACTCGATTGGCAACACCATCATAAGTCGCCGACTTCTTGTTGAAGTCAGCCTCAGCCATACGAGCCTCAGCCTCCGACCTGGCCGACATAGCTCGAGCCTCGATCGCAGGCATATTAGCGGCAGTCGCCTTCGCGGAAGCCTGAGCATTATTGGCCTGAGCAACTGAAGCGAGAGCCCCCGCCTTCTGAGCAGCGATCTGAGCATCCTTCTGCTCAAAATCCTTCTTCACCTGCATCGTCTGCATCGCAGTACCGGAAGCCGCCTCGAGCGCGCGGCCAACAGCAGCATCAGGATTGACGGGATTCATGGTGGCGGATCCACCGGACGGAGAAGAGGCACCTCCACGGCCTCCAAGCATAGGATTAAGCCCAGCAGCAGCAAGATCACGCATCTCGCGTTGATGGGCAGTAGAAGACATACGCTCCTGGAAATCGCGATTCAGCTGAGCCTGCTCGGCATTAGCCTTATTCGCGGCATCCTGAGCAGACGCAGAACCGGCAGCACCAATAGCCGCACCACCGGCAGAGCCAGCACCAGCAATAACGCCGCCAATAATAAGATCATCGATGCCAAAAATTCCTCTCTCGTCATTCCAAAAATACCTCCAGAAAAAGGACATAAGAGCTCCTTAAAAGTGGTCGATCAAACCGGGAACAGAAAAAACAGGCATCGGTCGCGCACAAGTGAGCTTGAACGCGGCGTCGAAAAGGAACTGCGGCTGGGTAGGAACGGCAACAACGCGGTCGATCGGGGGTGCCTCCTGAATAAAAGTAGGACCGAGAACGGGAAGAGTCGTGAATTTCTGGGCCAGATGCCAAACGTCAAGCGTACCAGCCGCTGTTGAGCGAAATAGCCCAGTGATCTGTGAAGGCTTGTATCGGTACTCCGCGTAACGCTCCGCGTAACCGAAAACGTCATCGTCATTAGCGTCGGCATTAAGAAAAATCTCCTGATTCAAAACCGCCTGCTCGCCCAGGTGGGAGAGCGCGGGCCAATAAAAATCGTAGCGAGTGCTACGCGAAAACATCCGGGGCAAACCTTGCTGATAGTTGAGGTCGGCACGAACAGAAACAAAACCAAGAAGAACACAGTGCTCGACAAAGGACTTCGTGAAACCAACACCGGAATGAGAAAAAGTCCCCATCGCCGCCAAATTACCTTGAGGGGTACCGGTCGCTCCGGTTGCGGCCGTCTGGGGGACAGGGGAACAGTTGATCATCGTAGAACCCCCGCCCAGGTACTCTGGGCGCTGGAGCCGAGCGTCTGGAGAAACCACACCAAAATGAGATCTGACGATCTCGGTGTAGCGGGTGCCGCCCCTGGCGTCGCGCTCGAATAACTTTTGCATCTGAAAAGCCTGCCGAAGGGAATTGATCGTAGCCGCAGTCGCATTAGAAAGATCAGCGTAGATATTCGGATTACTCGTATTATCCGGCTGACGCTGAACAGCAAACCGATGGGCCGTATCCGAATCATTGATCAAAGCCACATCGTTATAAACCGTCGTACCAGTGGATCCGGACTCACGCACCGTCTGCGCCGCATCCGGAAAGGAGGTCGTAAGCTTACCGATCCCCTTCACCCAAGCCTTGTCGCCGAGAGGAATCTCGACGGCAGGACCCTTCTGAGGCCAGGGAAGGCAAGACGTAAAATAATCGTGGCGCTTGCCACGCTTCAAAAGAACGTAATCTGCGGGATCATCCGGACCGTCGTCCTTATCGACAACAACAGAATCCTGAAGATTCTGATCCCGAAACCACTCATTCCAAATCAAATTGTAGGCCCGATGCCACATGGAGGAATGAGAATAACCGGCCTTGCCGGTAGGAAGTCCGAAGTAGTCGGACAAAGAGGCGATGGCATAGCCCGTAGAAGCGGGAGCAACCATCTGAGGAATAAGAAAATCAGTGGAGTCGTCAGGGTTATCCTGAGCACCATTAAAACGCTCCCAATTATTCCAAATAAGCCGCATGGGAACGGCAAAAAAGAAGACATCACAATACAAATTATCCATGAAAGGAGTGATAGGAGTAGCAAGACGAGCAAAAGTCGTCATAGAGCACTTGAAAGTATCGCCGGGCAGAGCCTCGTCGACAAAAACAGGCACAATATAGCCAGAATTCAACGTCGTCTTATATCCATGAGAACGGTTGAAAGTAGAACGCGGAATATCCGCTTGAGGAACACGAGAAAAAGAATGCTGGGAAGACTGCAAACGGGGATTAGCGAAAATCTGATCGAAAGCCATGAGAATCTCCTAGAAAAGGGGCCATCCATGGCCCAGATGGAAAAACTACCGACGACCAGCAAAAGGCAGAACAGGATCAGCCGGAGACTCAGCGGAACGCTTGGTCTCCAAAGCAGTAGCTACAGAACGCAGCACCTCGTGCTGCTCAAAACGACCGGACTCATCATCAAAAATACCGGTCTCGAGAAGAGTGAAATCAGCAGGGAACTTGGACATGGCAGATTGCCCATCATTGACCAAGACATCCCAAGAACGCAAAGCCTCGCCAGAAGCTCGAGCAAAAAAAGGCTGCATGTAAGCGCCAACCTTAGAATCATAAACCACAAAAACACGAAGCTTAGCCATCGAACTTCCTCTTCAGAGTGTGTTTAATCGTCTCGGACTTTACCTTCTCCTTCACACGGAGACGAACGCGTGAATGCTCACGAACTTCATGCAAATCAGACTCATCAATCCTGCCCTCGAGCTCCCGGGCGGCCTTGATGGATCCGTACAAAGCTGGATCCGCCTTCTCGAGGAGACGGTCATAAAAAGGCGGCGGCATCATCTCCTTGCCGCGCATCACGACAGAGTCGGACAAATAGGTCTCGCCCAGGTACTGGGAGATCCAACCGGCACCGATGCCGGGGCGACGAGACATGGTGACGTACTCCGGAGCTCGGCCCGCATAATGCTCAAGCGCGGGCTTGCCGGTCACCTTCTTGAGACAGTACCGCGCAACATAAGCAGCGGACTCAAACGTGAGCTCACCAATGGGGCACTCCCCCATACCCCATGCTTCGGATAACCTAGGCGACGTATATAACTGGTCACCCCGAGGAGTCTTCCTAAGAGGAATCCGATCGGAATGAAAATCATCACCGAATAAGCAAACATGATAATGAGGACGGCCGAATTGCTCGCCGTACTCGCCACAATGGAAAAACCGCAACGGGCCACTACTCCCGCGGCGAAGCCGCTTCATAAAAAGCTGGAAATCTCGAATCTGTAAAGACCCATCTGGTGGAACATGGTCCTCAGAGTAAGTCAAAGTCAAAAAAGACGAACGCTCATGGAGCGAAGCCTCATGCATCAAACGAACGGCCCAGCGTCTAGAACGCTCCAAACGACAGCCAATGCATTGGCCACAGGGGATCTTAATCCCCCAACTTCTAGGAAATTGCTTGAAACCAGACGTAAAAACGATAGTACACTTCTCACCAGGAAGCTTTGGCGGCACACGCCAAGCCCCTCTAGGCCGATAACAAGGCATCTCGAACCTCAAGCCCCCGGGTCCACTACCCCGGGGGCTTTTTTACGAGTTAAAGACGAATCCCGCCCCGCATCGGGGACTGGGGAACATTCTTCGGGTGGACCTTACTCCCACGCCGGAAGACCTTTTTACTCTGCTGTCGCCTCATGGGACGCCTTCGAGAAGCCATAGACACCTCCTTCTGTGCTGCCAGTATGCAGCGAGTCGGTGTCAGTGGGAACAGTTACATCAAGAGAGTTACTGTTCCCACGCCCTCAGGCTGCGTCATGAATATCCGACTTACCAACCCCGTTTTTGCCCTCGTTATTGGGGGGCCTGCTCTTGCGAACCCCC